CTTAATTAATGCCTCCGCTTTGGCTGCATTAATGCTTATCTCAAAATGCATTTCATCTTTCCGGTGCTTGTAGTCACCGCCCCAAATGCATCCATATTTGTGAGCTAGTGCCCTAATCATTGGCACTTTTAACGGGTCAAATGTATTCGTTTGCCCCAAGGGATGCTTGGAGGCGTTTAGATCCAAGGCCGTCCCGGATGAGTGATTGCTTAGCTTGGTGGTTTGCCCCCGGATTGGACGGTAACAATATCCCCAGTCATCAAGTGATCCAACATCCAGCGATTCAATCAGCTCATGAAATTCAGCAGCCAAGCCAATCAACAAGGGCGCAACCGCCTCTGCACATCGCAGCTTAATTGCCGTGCCTGGTACAGGATAAGACTGGATGCCTATTTCAGCCTGGTCTTTTGATGCCGGCCAACCATTAGCACTAATTTCCATTTTTCATAATTTCAGGCATTATCCATTGACAGGTTGCCTCATCAAAACCTAAATGATTTTCAGGCTCAGGTGCTATAAAAGCATCCCGTACCGCATCATAGGTATAACCAATACCTGCAAAATTAAATCTTATTTTGTTGTTGTAGCTTGTTTGTATCCACGTGCCGCCAAGATTTTCAACAAACCAATCGTAGCCTTCATTGGGCATTGAGTTATCTCCAACAAGTACGCGAATTACTTTATTATTTTTATCTATTTCTGCAAAGTGGCTCATACTGCATACCTCACAATTATAATTCCTGAACCGCCAGTAGAACCTGCGCCAGTTGCATTACTTGCACCGCCGCCTCCGCCGCCTGTATTTGCCGTTCCGCTAGTTGCTGAACTGGTTCCACCGCTAGAACCTGCGCCGCCTCCGCCTAAACCACCTGCGCCAAATGCACTACTATCTGCACCACCGCCGCCTCCACCTGCAAAATAATAAGTGCCACCGCTTAATTGTCCCGCGCCAGTTGTCGAGCCGCCTGAAATTGCAGTACTTGAACCAATACCACCAGCACCTGAAGGGGAAACCGCGCTATTACCATTTTGACCTACTGCGCCTGCACCACCGCCTCCACCTGCTGAATAAAACCCGCTTTGTGCACCAGCATTTCCACCTGCAAAACCTTGTCCAGTTGTCGGTGAACCGCCAAGACCATTAAGTCCTGCACCTCCACCGCCTGAACCACCTGTTTGCCCATTATTGAAAACAGATCCGTGACCTGAGGCACCACCGCCTTTTACTAAAGTGAGTGATCCAAATTGTGAATCACCACCAGCTGAACCATAACCTGTATTTGTTGAACCAACAGAACCTGCACCAACAGTTATTGTTTGATTGCTTGCAACAGATTGAGAAGTAAAAGTAAGAAAACCACCTGCACCGCCTCCCGCTGAACCACCACCTGCACCGCCTGCAACGACTAAAACATCACAAGAAATTGTGCCGCCGCTAACACCTAAAGTACCGCTTGCCGTAAATACGCGATAATTATATCCGCCGCCTGTGTAAAGTGTGCCGCCTGTTACAGCAAGCGGAGGAGTATTAGGAGAAAGAATCCCTGTAATTGTGTTAAGCATTATGCAATTGCTCCTACGACATACCAAGTATCAGTTGCTACTTTAATGCAAGCTGCGGATTTGTATTGACCGAGAGTTGGAGATGCGGCAACGGTGCCAGCGCTCAATACGGTTGTAGTGCCGCTAGTTACAGCGCTAATTGTGCAGGTGCCAGCGCCTTTATTAAGTACCGTAATAACAGTACCCACGGCAAAAGCCACGGATGCGTTAGTAGGTATCTTAAAAGCCACCGCAGTAGCTTTATTCATAGGCACAAGGGTTTGGTATTGATCGGTTAATACTGCCGTGTAGTCAGTAGTGGCATCAGTGTTTACCGTGAAGGCTACTAAACCATTGAACATTGCCGCCGTCATAACATCGCCTGTGGCGGCGGGAAAACCTGTGGCCATTTTTACTCCTTAGTAAGATAGAACATTGGTTCCGAGAATACCGTACAAATTACTTCCAATGATAAAACTATCAATTATGGGCTCAAGTGTCGTCATTTTAACTCGCCAAGAATTTGGCGTTATTTCCATAGATTTGCCAAAGACTTGGAGAGTCTTGGTCAGTGTTGTTCCACCTGGTTGATTTGTTGTGATTGTCACCGGGTCAAAATAATCAAGATTAAGGGCTGCGATTATTCCTGCATTATAATTGGCCGTGTATAAATCAAGCTGAATTTCGTCACATCTCACGGTTGTTTCAGCTCTTGAAGCGACATAAGCACGCGCATAATCCAAAGCCGTTGCAGTTGTCTGCATTAAAAGATTTTGCTGGTTATAGGAGTGCAAGAAATATTTGGCAATGCTTGCCGCGTTTGATGCAGTCTGAGTGGCCAAGCCTGTGGCAGTAATGTTTGCCTCATTATAAACAAGGGTGTCATTTGTTACCCACACCGCATTAAAGTAATCAATTGCCGTTCCGTTATCGTTAAACACAACAGGTGTTGCGGCAACGCTTGAGGCGGTTAAGTTGCGGTCTTGGAAAACAAAACTGCCCGCAGCATCTACATAGAAAGCACCAAATTCTGTTGTCTCGATTACTTGACATGCCTGGAGTGCGGTTCGAGCCGTGCCCGGATCGGCCTGGACGGTGGTGAGCCCCGGATCTATATCCCTCATGGAATTTGGCCAGGATATGGAATCCAACAAGTTGTTGATTCTTGCACCCGTCAATTGACCCGCGCTTGTTCCTGCTACGGTTGAAATCTGAGCATTTTGAGCTAATCGGAAAGCATCAACCGCCTGGATTGTTGTGTAAACGACATCACCCACACTTGATTGGGGCGTTGATGTTGAATATGAAGTAATGAAACCACTAAACACGGGATATGTGACGGCTCCGTAAGTTGCGGTGATTTGCACCTTTCGCATTGGGGTGAGGAGCCCATAGTAGGGCCCGGCAGTATTCATTGGATTAAAATCACCGTTTTGGTCAACAATGCGCAATGAGAGCGTTCCGGTTTGAAATTGATCAGCTTGAGCATTACGCCCGCGCCTGGTACTAATTGAGTCCACAACATTAGAAACATCCACAATTAAAGCCGTTGAATCAGCCAAAACATTTGTGCCAAAAATTCCTTGGCCAATAATAAAAGCCTGGGCAAAGCTTGGCCCGGTGCTGAAGTTGATGAAAGCATTGATTGTTGGAACGGTCATGCCGGCAACGCCCCTGCATAAGTGGTCAGATAGCCACGGCGTGCAATCTCATTAAGTGCAGCTTGAACCGCATCCACTATTACATTTTCATCAGCCATGGATGGGCCAGTGTTTACCACGACTGAAATGCCGGCTTTTTGGTCAACATTACGGTCAGGTTGTTGAGCGGGATTGTAGTCAGTGCCGGGAATTAATGTTGGAGTGCCATCAGGCATTCTTGGCGGAATGTTCGTTGACGGAATACTTGGAACATAATTACGGTCAGGTTGTTGAGTTGGGTTAAATGTGACCCCTGGAACGCGGCCATTTATGTTGTTCAATTGATTGGCGGCTAAACCTGCCGTATATGACAAATAAGCCAAGGCGGTTGCCGCTTTAACTTCTTGATCTAACTTCTCAGCCTGAGCTTTGACCAAGGCATCATTTGCAGCTTGCGCACTTTTACCAGTCTCATCAAGGATTGCAATTTGCGCGCGAATCCGTGCCTTTGTTTCCTCATCAGTGGCTTGATTTAAAGCAGCATTGAGCCCAATGCGTTCTAAGTCAAATTTGGCTTTGAGTTTATCTAAAGCCTCCTGATCCTTTTTCATTTGGGCTTCTTCTTTGGTGGCCTTGTTTTTAGCAACAAGGGCCAAGTATTCTTCACGCTTTTGAGCTGCTAATTTCTTTTGATATGCCACTGCCGCAGCTCGCTCGCCAGGGCTTTGTTGGCCGTACCCAGTCTTTACATTTGACTGGCCTAATCTCATCAATGAGCCTAAAGGCCCTGCAGAAAACGAATCGCCGAGTGTTCTGACAATGGCGTTGAACAATGGAATTGATTTTAATTTTCCGGCAAGGATACCAATGCCACGGATAACATCGGCGGTATTTTGTGCCAATGTTTCCATAGCATCAGCCGTGTCTTGAACACTGTTTGAATCGCCCATTTGTGCAAGTGCATCAAGTAAGCCTTTGCCAATAATTTCTTTGACATTTGCTGAAGCAACACCCAGCTTTGCCATTTGACCGGCATATCCACCCATTGCGGTTAATGCCGAACCCTTATATTTGGCAGTTAATTCAGCCGTAATCTTGTTCATGTCGCCTGTGGCTAAAGTGGCCTTAGAAACTGCACCACCCATTTTGCCTAACGCTGTGGTGTTGCCCTGGAAACCTTTGGCTAAAGCTGTGCTGACTGAGCTCAAATCCTTGCCAGTGTTCGCGCTTATATCTAAAGCAAGGTTTAAAGCATCCTGAGATTTAGTCACATCGCCGGTGGCAGTAAGCAAAATCTGTAAAGCCGGCCTCAAATTGTCATCAAGCACGCCCGTTGTTTTTTGAAGCTTGCCAATAAAATCTTCAACACCGGTCGCAGCATATTGAGCACCAACATTCTTGAGGGTGTTTGAAAGGGATCGTGCAGCCTTCTCATCTGCTGCGAATGCCATGACTGATGCTTTGCCAAATTGCAAAATCTTTTGAGCAGCAAATACTCCGGCAAATGTTTTGCCAAGGGTTTTGAGTGTTTTATCAAATGAACTTATGTGCTTCTTAGCTTGATTCAGCCCCTTTGGGTCATACCGGGTGGTTGCACTAACTAATAAATTTGGCATTATGAGGCCAACTTATAGCCGGATTTATTGCCTGCACCACCTGAAGCGTTGAATATCTTGACCGCTTTATCAATTGCAGTGGTCACGGCCAAGGTTGCTTTTCCTTGGTCTTGTTCCCAAGCCTTAAATATCAAACGGCCGCGATCAAACCCTTTTCCGTAAAGTGAACCCATTGCACCAATAAATAACTTACCCGCATCAGGATTGTTTGAACGGCTGACATCTATGCCACCGCCCTTTGGCCCAACCCATGGTTGACCGCTTGGATATTTACGGCCCGCAGTCTCATAGATTGCTCCGGCTGCTGAATTGTTACGCACATAATACTGGGCCCGATAGCCCTGACGATTCTGAATGCTTTTGCCTTGACGGTAAACAATCCCGGCTTTAACTTCAGCAGTATCAAAAAGAGGAAATTTACGCACGCGGCCACTGGTATTGAATACGGCTTGGCTTTGTACCTTGCCGCGCTTTTCCCACCCGGAAAGATATGTTGGAAATCCCTGCGGCACATCTCCACGAGCTTTATCACGAATTGTTATCATTGCAGCTTTAATTTCAATGTTCATTTGCTTGGTCAAATCGCGGTCAAATTTGCGCATGGCTTTCAAAGTGGGTTCAACGCCTGTTATGTTTAGTGGCACGGGCCCTCTCCTTCGCTCTATCGTTTAGTACCTGAAGCACGGCTTTGAACATTCTTTCATCAAGATCTAAAACTTCATTGGGGCTGATTTTAAGCTCCACCGCTAGTGAGGCCACTAGGTAGGTGAAACTTCCCCGCTCTATTTTTTTGCGGGCTCGTCATCCATAACTTCGACTGAAATCAAAGTTGACAAGAATTCTTCACCAAAAGGTGGAAGCACCTCAATGCGAGAAAGCGCATTATGACATAACCAGTAAATGTCACTCTGTTTTTCCTCGTCACGAAATTGCTTGTGAATTCCCTTGCCCGTGTACTTTTCGAACGCATATTCAACCAAAGGGGTGATTGGAACAATCACATCCCCTGAGGCCCTGGTGATTTTCAAGCGTGCCATTTTTGCTCCTTAGAATGCCACTGATGTTGAGACAGTGACTGTTGTGTTTACTGTGAATGAAATGCTCGATGCAGCTTCATCGCCAACCCCGCCTGTACCCACTGGGGTTAGGTTATTGACAAATATTGAAAATTGGTATGTGGGATTTGTTGCGCTTACTGCGGTTCCCTTGACTGTAATCATGGAAACTGCCAAAGTTGTTGCAAACGCCGCATTCAGGGTTGTCATAACTGCTGATGCTGCCCAATCATTAAAGAAGTCAATTTGTAGCGTTGCAGATTGCAATCCGGCCACTACCTTATGTGCAGAATCGCCCATTGTTGTAACTTCGAGCTCATCTACGATTTGCGTTAAAGTAATTGCACTAACATAACTTGAGATGTCAATTGATGGAACTGTTGGCGCGGCTGCGGTTGCAAGTTTCACGCCAACATTGTTGTTTAAATAAATACCTGGCATTTAGTTTTCCTCTTTTTCTGTT